GAAAATTTAAGTAAGCAAGAAAAAGAAATACAAGGGGTTAGAAATAAATATGACAAAATAATAAGAGAAGCAAAAGCTGCTGGTATTGAAACAGGTTTAGTAGAGGAAGGAAGGCTTCAAGCTATTGAGGTTATCAATGCCAAGTACAGGGCTATAGATCTTAAAGAATTTGAAAAAAATGAAAAAACAAAAAGAGATATACTTGATCGCGTAGGTGTTGAAGGTCTGGAGGCCAAGATAATGGCGATAGAGGTTCAAGCAGAAGAGGATGCCGCAGAACTAGAGAGGTTAGGCGCTCACAGGGATCAAATAGAGGCTGTATATCAAGCTAGCGAGGATAGGATAGCAGAAATAGTAAAAGGAGCTTCCGATAAAGTAGTAAAACAAAATGAAACTGATGGGAAAAAAGGTATAAAAACAGCAGAAGAGGTTGCGGCGGCAAAAGATGAGGTTATATGGAACTCTGTTGATAATATAGATAAAAGTTTTCAAGCCCTTGCAGCTTTAGACGAGGAAAACAAAGGGCTACAGGCTACGGCACTTATTGCCAGCAACTTGATTGGCGCAGCCAAAACAATACAAAGCACAGTAGCGGCAAACGCAGCGGCTACAGCGGCATTTCCTTTAAGCGCTGGGCAGCCATTTGTAGCAATAAATACGATTGCGGCTGGTTTAGGTATTGCAGCGAGTGCGGCGGCAACTCAAAAAGGTTTGGCAGCACTTGGAAAAGGTGGATCAACAGGCGGTGATACAGGTTTAAGTGGAGCTGGTGGAGCTTCGGCTCCAAGTTTTAATTTGGTGGAGGGTACAGAATCGAATCAAATTAGTGAAAGTATACAAGGCGGTAACGAACCAATTAAGGCCGTAGTAATTTCTGGTGACGTAACAACGGCCCAACAAGTTGATCGCAATATAGTAGAAGGAAGTGGGCTATAGAAATTATCTATACAAAAACCATAACAATAAATAAAATTTATCGTTTATAATATATGAAAACGTTTGAAGCTAAGTTTAAGGACAATTCAGATGGAGTTTTTGCTATTAGTTTAGTAAGCGCCCCAGCCACAGGTGAGCATTATATAGCTCTTTCAGAACAAGAAGAGATTGTAAAACTTTCAAAGGTAGACGAAGAGCAGCGTATTTTAATGGGTTTAGTTTTACAGCCTAACCAATTAATCTACAGAAAACAAGACGATACAGAATTTAATATAGTATTTTCAGAAGATACAATTAAAAAGCTATCACATAATTTTTTCAAATCTGGTTTTCAATTAAACTCCAAGCTTGAACATGATACGCCTATTGAGGGCGTTAGTTTTGTAGAATCTTGGCTAGTGGAAAATTCAGATATAGATAAATCGGCCAACTTTGGTTTAAGCTATCCTAAGGGATCGTGGCTTGCTACAATGAAAGTTGACAATGATGAGATCTGGGATGATTATATAAAGACAGGAAAGCTAAAAGGTTTTTCTGTTGATGCAATGGTAGATTTACAGGAAGTTAATTTAAAATCCAATATAAAAATGAGTGAAGAAAAAAAGAATCTTCTTGAAAAGATGGAGATCTGGTTTACAGAAAACATCTTAAATCAAAAAGAGGTTAAAATGGGCAGCGTAACTAGCGGCGATATTACAATCATGTTTGATGGTGATACTTTAGAAGTAGGAACTTCTTTGTATATTATGGTTGAAGATGAGAAGGTATCTTTACCGGATGGTGAATATCCTACAGATTCTGGTATGATCTTAGTAAAAGATGGCCGAGTTGAGGAAATGGGAGAAAAGCTTGAAAAAGATGGGAAAGAAGAGGCTCCTAAAAAAGAAGTAAAAGAGGACGAAGAGGTTGAAATGAAAGAGGTTCAATTTGAAAAGGTAATGAAAATGTTAATGAGCAAACAAAACGAAGGTTTTGAGGCCAAACTTTCAGAACTAAAATCTTCTTACGATGTACAACTTGCAACAGTTAATGCAGAATTGGTAGAGTTAAAATCTATAAAGGCAGAATTGGTAGAGCTAAAAGCGCAGCCAGCAAGTAAGCCAATTATAGGGAAACCTGTACAAGTAGAATTGACAAAGAAGGGCAGATTATTAGAAAAATTAAGAAAGTAATAAATAAATAAATAAATAAAAAAATGGCAACAACAACAACAGTATCAAGTAACTACGCTGGAAAAGCGGCTGGTGAGATAATCGGTGCAGCTTTTCGCGAAGCAGATACACTTAGATTAAATTTATTAACTGTAGCGGAAAACGTAAATTACAAAATGAATTTACGTAAAATCGCATACACAAATGGAACTACAGATTATTCTTGTGGATTCGTACCAGAAGGTGCGGTTACTTTGAGTGAAAAAGTTTTACAGATTGAAAAACTAATGAACCCAATACAGGTTTGTAAAGAAGATTTCAGACAAACTTGGAGTGAGGATTCAATGGGAGCTAGCGCTTCAAATCCAAACGCACCAGCAGATATCATGGAAGCAATTTCTATGGAATTATTGGCTTCACAAGCTGAAAAGATCGATACAGATATTTGGACCGGATTAGCGGCTACAGATGGAGAGTTTGCTGGTCTTATCGAGCAATTCACAGCAGATGCAAACGTAGTAAAAGCTGGAAACGGTATTACGGCACTTGGAGCAGCTACAACAGAAGCAAACGTTGAAGCTCACTTAAAGGCAGCACTAGAAGCTGTACCAGTATCAATTAGACGTAAAGACTTAACAGTTGCAGTTTCACCAGACGTATTTCAAGCATACTGGTTCTACCTTGTGTCAAAAGGTATTGCAAATGACGGTAACGCAGAAGCGAAGCAAGTAAGATTTGGACGTTACACAATTACAGAAGTAAACGGATTACCAGATAATACTATCGTTATATTTGAACCTAAAAACGTAGTTTTTGCTACAGGTTTACAATCTGATATGAACGAGCTTTCAATGGTAGACGAAGATTCTATCGGGCTTTTAACAGGTCAAGTACGTGGGAAATTAGTATACGGTGCTGCTGTAGGTTATTACAACAGTGAGGATATCGTATGGTTATTGACTACACAAGCATAATTAATTAATCAAGACAAAAGCTATCGGTTGGTATAACTGACTGATAGCCAATGTTTTATAAAATATAAACACAAATGGCGTGCGATGTAACACAGGGCAGATCTAAAGTCTGCAAAGATGGGCTGGGAGGCCAAACAGCTTTATATTTATATAATAGCATAGAAGATGCATTTACAGTGGTGGCTGGTGAGGCTACAGCGATTAATGCTGGATTAACAGAGGTTTTTAAGTACGAACTAGAAGGCGATGGTAATACCTTAGAGCAATCTATGGAAGGATCAAGACTAACTGGATCAAGAGTAAATACGCAAACCTTAACAACTTTACTTAAAAAGATAGATGCTGCAACCAATGCAGAATTAAATCTTTTAGTAGCTGGATATCCGCAAGCAGTTGTTGAAGATAGAAACGGAAAACTTCACGCTTTGGCACTTGATGACGGTATGGATTTTACCGTAGTTTCAAGCAGTGGTGGCGCAAAAGCTGATATGAACGGTTATACCTTAACTGGTGTAGCAACTACAGCAACACTTGCACCGATATTAGATTCTGCAACGGCAACAGCTTTTAAAGCTTTAGTAGCGTAAATATTATATAAATATATATATCTTAAAACCCTGTTTTTAATTAAACAGGGTTTTTTTATAACAATAAATCACTTTTTTCGTTTTTAATATATGATAGTTGTAAACCCAAGAGGCGTAACTCACAATGTAGAAATAGTATCAAGAAAATCACCTAGCAGCACAACTCTTATGCTAGAGCTGAAAGACGATATTACAAAGGTTGTTACTTTTATTGTTGTTACTTATACTGTAGTTAATCAAGGGAGAATCAACTTTAGCTTTGATCATAATTTTAATAGTGGTGATAGCTATCAAGTAAAAATATTAGACGCAGACAATACGATTCTCTATAGAGGTCTATTATACGCAACCAGTCAAGTAACACAGGAATTTGAGTTAACAGATGGTAAATACTTTTGGAGCTAAAACATGGATATAAAATTAATTACACTGGCCAGCTACGTTAA